GGGGGGGTAAAACTCAACATTGATTACGGTTCTACCCCTCCAACAGATACCACAAAGCTCTGGGTACCATTGACTAAAAAGCCTGATGCTGTTGAGTGTAGTCCTGTACTGAACTATGGTAGTGAGTACTTAACATACAATTCAGAACCGCCTGTTCGAACCACTAACTCTGCTATTCTTGGGTATTTTGGGGAAGATTTGTTAATTTACTATGGTGGTAGAAATCAGCCGATGTATTCTTTTAACTCAAAATCAAAAGAATATACAAAATTAAATGTGAATACACCTCTATGGGTAAATGGCGGCGGGGCTGCTTATGGAAGAAATTTATATACATTCGGCGGATACACCGGAAGTGACGGATACACGAATAGAATTACCAAATTTAATGTTGATACAAATGAACTGACTACATTAAGTGGTGTTGTTCTTCCTTGGTCAGCAGAAGATGTTGGAACTGCTGTAATTGGTGACAAAATATATCTTATTGGAGGAATTTCAAATTATACTAATCCGTGGATAGCCGTATTTGACCCGTTGCTCGAAACAATAGTAAAACTATCTGTACAGTTTGATTATAATAAAAATCCATTCGGCGCGTTTGCAATTGCCTCTGTCGGGAAAATTGTATATTTATTTGGCGGTAGAACATTAGATTCGCAAAATTCGAATATGATTCAAAAGTTTGACACGGCAACAAATACATTGTCTATACTTAAAGTCTCTGTTCCATCCGCAATTGGAGCGAACTATCCTGCCGTTGCATTTCCCTTTGGGAAAAACATTTATGTGTTTGGAAGCTACGATCAAACAGTATATAGGTTTGATACGGAGAGCGAGACTATTACCAAATTGTCATACAAGCTACCAAAACCGATATCTGGCGCTGGAGCTGCTGTTGTGGGTAGTACAGGGTTTATAATCGGAGCATACGAAGCTGCTGTTTCGTCTTTGGAGTTTGTCATTGAAACTCCACTTACCAGCAACCACCTGTTCCTGCAAGAGGACTACGGCTACGATGGCTTGTGGACGGCTCTTAAATCCAAAGATACAGACTTAAAGGTTAAGGTAATCAATTCCTATCTTGGTGACAGCAACAATATAGCACAATTAACAAACGCATATCTCTACGACAGCAAAGACCTCAAATGGAAATCCCTCTCCGGTGAAAGCTATGTAGCGGATATGCAGAACGCACTAAATATATTAGGGGTGAACTAAATACTCACCCCGGAAAGGGTGAATATGAGTATTTTAGGAAATCCTATTACATTGGGTGGTGGTGGAGCTGATTTGAACATTGACTTTGGTTCCACCCCTCCCGTAGATACAAGCAAACTATGGGTTCCGTTGGTAAGTAAGCCAGACTTCGTGAAATGCAGTCCTGTTTTGAATTATGGAAATGAATACACGGAGACAAAGAATTGGACAGTTGGTTTTTCTCAGCTTAGAAATGACTACCCGCAAATGTGTTCATACGGTAATTATATTTATTCTGTTTGTCCATATACAGGTAGCCAGCAAAATGATATATATAGATATGATGTAACAACGGGAGAAAAAACGACTTTTTATTCAGACCTGGTTTACCAATATTATGTACTCGCATTTACTGTTGGCAAATACATATATACTTTTAATCATAATGTTGGAGCAGATTCCGAGTATGTAGATAAGTTTGATTTGGAAACAGGAGAAAAAACTACACTAAGAAATGTTTCTTATCCCTTTCCCGGTACGCAAGTATACTATTTTTCAAGTGGCTGTGTTAGTGGCAATAAAATATTTCTTGTTGGTTCATATGTTGGAAGTATAAACTCTGCTACTGTATCAGTTTTCGATGTAACAACAGAAAAATTTACTTATCATGGGAATATGCCAGTACAAGCTCAAGGAACCTATAATGCAGCTTGTGTTGCAGTAGGAAGCAAAGTTTATGTATTTGGAGGCACAACAAGAGTCTCATTTGACCCACGGAAGTCTATACAGACATTTGATGTCGATACACAAGAATATACTCAGAATAACAATGTACTACCTTATATGGTGAACCAAGCAAATAGGTGCTGTAGAATCGGTAGCTATGCATATATCTTTGGAAATATAGATTCTACTCAGTATCAAAAAAAGATAATTCGTGTAAATTTAGATAACTTGGCCGTTGACGTGCTTGAGTCTGAATTGCACGCAAGTAGAGTATCAGCTTGCTGTGGATTTGTTGGTGATAAATTTTATCTTCTTGGTGGTTCTGGAGTTTCTTCAGTAGAAACATTTACACAATCGACTGTTTTGCAACAAAATCATTTATTTCTACAAGCAGACTTTGGTTTTGACAATCCATTCACAGTCGTAAAAGGTCAAAAATCCGAATTTGAAGCCTACTTACGAAATGCTTACATCGGAGATTCAAACAACATCGCTCAACTCACAAATGCTTATATTTACGATACAACTACAAATCAGTGGAAAACACTTTCTGGCGAAAGTTATATCCTTGATACACTTAATGCTCTTAACATTATGGGGGTGAACTAATGGGCTATTACACAGAAAAAGCCAAAGAAGTAAAAGCAAAGCAGGAAGCAGAGCTGGAACAGCTGAAAGCAGCTCTTCAAGCCCTTGGCGTAGAAACCGAAGAAAAGGAGGTGACAGAAGATGCGTGATGATATTCAGAAACAGGCAGAACAGATTAGGACGAGCATGGATAATGTTTGCGGCAACCTCCCTGATGATAAAGCTGTAAAGAACCTTATGCTGTTCCTGCCTTGGGAAGCTGATGTTGCATATGTTGTTGGCGACAGACGCAGAGAAGCTGACAAGCTATATAAATGCATCCAGGCGCACACATCGCAGGCTGGTTGGGAGCCGAGTAAGGTTCCTGCTCTGTGGACAGCAATTAACACTGGACATGCCGGTTCTATTGATGACCCCATTCCTGCAAGTCGAGGTATGGAATATGAATACGGTAAGTACTACCTTGACCCGGAGGACGGCAAAACATACCTCTGCAAGCGTGGAAGTGAAACGGGCACCATTATCCTGCAGTACCTCCCGCATGAGCTTATCGGACATTATTTCGAGGAGGTATAACCGATGGAAATTGCACTGGCCCTCCTCGGCTCCGGCGCATTGGCTACCGTCATTAGCTGGCTGCTGCATCGTATTGACCGCAAGCAGGACAAGCAGGATCAGATTATCTCCGGTATGGCAGCCTTGGACAATAAGCTGCAACAGCATATTGATTCTGACGAACGCTACCGGGCAGATATGTGCCGCATCCGCATCCTGCGCTTTTCGGACGAGCTGCGCCGTGGGGCGAACCACAGCGAAGAATCCTTCAACAATGTGCTGGAGGATATCGACAACTACACAGAGTACTGTGTGGAGCACGAAGATGTCTACATCAATTCCAAAGCGGATGCAGCGATCCGCAACATTAAGAGCGTCCACGACCGCTGTATTCGTGGCGAACTCAAATTCCTTTAAGGAGGACATAAAATGAACGAATTTGTAACTTGGACTTCCCTTGGTACTTACGCAGGCGCTGTAATGATGGTCACAATCATTACCCAGTTCCTCAAGCAGACCCCCCTCAAGAACATCAACACCCAGCTGCTTGCTTACATCATCTCTGTGGCCATCCTCATCGGAGCCGAAGCCTTTAACGGCTCTGCTCTGACGGTGCAGGGCGTGGTGCTGTGCCTGCTGAACGCTGTTATTGTCGCTTTGGCTGCTAATGGTACATATGACGCAGCCACCACCGGCATGGTCAAACACACTGATGCGGCTATTTTGGATGCCGAAGGAAAGGGGGAAGCCTAATGGCTTTCCTCTCTCCCGATAATGTACGCTATGATAACGGCGTAAAGGTATGTGAAAAGCTTATTCCTGATAGCGCCGTATGGAACCGAGACTATACCGAGGCCGGTTATACATACCGCAAAGGTACGCAGTACAAGGCAAACCGGGCGTTATCCGCCATTAACGGTGTGACTATTCACAATACTGGTCGGATTAAAGTCCCCAACGGTACCACAATGGCCGAGCAGTACACCCGTGCAACTTATCCCAACTGCAATATGGGGTCTGTCCGTGTCCACTACTATGTGGACGAGAACGAAGCATGGCAGAACCTTGACGAAAGCGAGGTTGGCTGGCACGCTGCCGATGGAAACTATGGCCCCGGCAACAGCACTACCATCGCCATCGAGATCATCATGGACGGAACTGATGCCGAGTATAACCGGATTGCCGAAGATAACGGTGCAAGACTTTGCGCTGCTATTCTAAAACGGCATGGCTTGGACGAAGCCGCAGTCTACCAGCACCATGACTGGTACGCAAGGAAAGATTGCCCTGCCTATATCAGACCGCACTGGAGCGCGTTTTTGGCGTTGGTGCGGCAGTATCTCAATGACGATACCCAGGCGCCGAGCGATTATGATAAGCTGGTCGCCGAGCTGGAAGAAATCAAAGAGAAGTACAGAAACGAACACGCCAGCGCGCAGGCGCTGCGTGGAAGAATTTTAGCCGCTGTGGAGCAGTATGACACAGCGGCATATGACAAGGAGGGGTAATTTTGGCACTGAGAAAGAACACAACCCTTGTAAACGATGGCGGCAGCAACCGCACAATAAAACCGATTGGGTACGATGTAGGTAGAGCAGCAACCGCTGCTGCGGATTCTGTTGGTAGACCCGGCAGGGGCGCTGTAGATGCAGCGATAAAGGGCGGAGCTCTTGCTTCGGCAAAGGCTAACCTGGCTGGAGTTTCCCCGACAATTTCCTCCACCGTGACGGACACCTCCGAGCGGGACGCATACCTTGAGAGCCTGAAAGCGCAGCTGGACGCGCAGACCGCTGCCTATGACCAGCTGCTTGCCTACAACCAGCAGATGTATGAGGCCCAGCAGAAACAGGCGGCCCAGCAGCGGGAGGACAATGCACGCAGGGCGTACATTGCCAAAGAGATGGCGCTAAAGAACCTCCCCGGGCAGCTGGCCCGTGAGGGCATCAATGGCGGCCTTGCGGAAAGCTCCTATGTCCGGCTGAACAACCGCTATAACAGCAGCCTTGCCGATGCGGATAACGCCTATTCCGATGCGGTGAATCAGGCATACCTTGACATGATTCAGGCGAACCGGGAGCCGCAGAGCGGTAAGATGAGCGCGCAGGCAAGCTATTCCGCCGGGCTGGCAAAGGCCCCGAAGCCAAAGACAAAAACCACCAAAAAGGACAACCCAAATTACAATGCCGCCTTGCAGGACTCCTACAACATGTTGCGCCGGGCCGGTTATTCTGATGCAATGGCGGCAAGACTTCTCGGACTTGAATAACAGGAGGAAAAATGGATAGAAAAACGCTGGAACAAAACTATCAAAAATCTATCGGTGCATCGCCTGCCGCGGAGCTTGAGCAGAACTACCAGCGGAGCGGCATTGACTCTCTTGTTCAATCTGTGAAGAAAGCTACCCAATATAATCCCTCTGCCCCCAGCACGCAGCCTACCCAGGCTGCGCCTGCTGGGGCTTCTTCTCGTAAACAGAGCGACGCTATGAAAAAGCAGGTGGATGCGCTGAAAAAGCAGCGGGACGATGCCGCGCTTAAATTGAGTGCCTATATGCGGGCAGGCAATATGCAGAAGCAGGCAGAGGAGCAACTGGAAATTGCCAACCGCGCAGGCATTGACTACACCAACGCCTATACCCAGTGGAAGAACCAGCGAAATGCGGAAGCGGTAGAGGACTACAACCCGGACGAGAATAAATTCAAGGCAGGCGATGCTGCCCTTGCTGGTGTGCAGAATGCATTCCAAAGCATGAGGCAGTATGCCGCTGCAGCATCGTCGTATCTTTCCGGTAATCCGGAAGCGCAGGCATGGGAAGCCAAGCGGCTGATGGAAAGCGGCGTAAGCGGTACCGAAGCCGTAAAGCGGGCCGGGCTTGCCGATAAGAGAGAAATCCCCATCACGGACTATAAGACGCAGGCAGAACTGCGCCACGAAAAGAATGTAGCCAGCGTTGGTGCTGTTGAGGGCGGAGCGCTGCAGCTGGTCAATACGATCTCGAACATGGTGCCGTCCCTTGTTGCAAACGCGGTCCTCCCCGGCTCCGGTTTGCCCGTGATGGCTGCATCCGCCGCGGGCAATAAATATGCAGATGCCTATGAGAAGTACGGGAATACGGATACAGCATTCGTACTCGGCTCCGCTGCCGGTGGCGCTTCCATGCTTACCGAACAGTTTGGCGGTTTGTATGGCTCGCTGGGCAAGTCTGCCGCCGGGCAGGCCGTGGCCAAGAAACTGATGGCGGAAGCCCCCGGCCTGTATAACCTCGCCAATTCCGTGGGTGGCAAGTGGCTGCGGGACGCTCTCTCCGAAGGCATTGAGGAGGGCGCAGAGGATGTTATCAACTACGCCATTGAAAAGGCCCTCACCGGCGACAGTGACGAGATGGACAACTTCGGCTATGATATCCTGCTGGGTGCTCTTGCAGGCGGTGTATTGGGCGGCGGCAACGCTGCAATGCGTTCCGTCACCTACAGCCGTGTAGGCAAGGCACTGAATGCTTCCCCTGCTGCCGTAGCACAGCAGGTGCAGGAGGGCATGGAGAAAGGCGCAGGCACCGCACCTGCCATTTATGCGGCGGAGGTGCAGAAGAACCCCAGCAACCAAATGGTGGGCAGACTGTATGAAGCAAACCTCACCTATGATGCCGAGAGCGGCCTTTCCAAAATCCAGAACGATATTACCCAGGTCTCCATCAATGAGATCAAGGCAATGGTCTCCAAAGCGGATGCGCTGGCGCAGGCAGCCCAAAAGCTGAATGTGGAAAGCCGTAGCAACAGCTATTACCGATGCCCAGCGCACACAATCCATTAAAACAGCAGAGGACAGCGTAGGGCAGGCTTTTGCGCCCACAGTTGATAATCCTGCCAACGCAGGAGAGAAAGCCTACAACAGCGCCCTTGCCGGTGTAGCAGCTAACCAAGGCGTAGCTGCTCGCATCAATAACGACCCTGCCGCAAGACAGGCATTCTCCCAGTTGACCGGCGTACAGTTCAGCGGAAACACAGCACAGGATATTGCCGCTATCGAAGTGGCTACGCAGAACATTGCGAAGTCCGGTAAACAGGCGATCTCCCAGGCGGAATATGCCCAGCGTGTCGCTGCTGCAGGAGAACAGGCTGCTGCCCAGTTCGATGTCGATATGCAGGCGCAGGCGGAGCAGATGCAGCGGGAATCCGATGAAAGATGGCTTTCCGTTGAGCAAAACACCATTACCGATGTAGACGGCAAGCGCCGTATCAAGGAGATCACCAATACCGATGTGCGCGGCAATACCGAGATCGGCTATAAGAAAGCTGAAATTCCCGGAAGTAAAAAGAAAACTGTTGCCGAGGTGAACAATGCAGCGAAATACCTTGGCAAGACTATCGTGTGGTTTGAGGGTGCGGTGCAGGTCAATGGGCAGTACCGACTGACCAATGGCTATCGCGCACCGGATGGCACCATTTATGTCAACATCAATTCCCGCGATCCGCTGATGGTTACTTTCGGCCATGAGATGTTTCACGACCTTGTAGCTGATAGCAAGTATTCCGGGCTGATTGATACGCTGGTAGAGAACCCCGACTATGCCGATATGGTAAAGGGCATGATGAATGCCAAAACCGAACTGTACGAGCGCAATGGAATTGAGCTTGACCCGAATGCAGCTGCGGAGGAAGTCGCTGCAGATATCAGCGGTGATCTTTTGGGCAGCCGGGATATGCTGGAGTACATCGGCGCAAGAAATACGGAAGCCGCCACCGGCATAAAAGGTTTCTTGAACCGTATCCTCAAAAAGCTAAAAGGAAAGCCCTCTGCACAGGAAGCCTACAACAGGCTGTCCGAATCGCAGAAGGCTTTGCTTGATGGGATGGAGGGTAAAGCAGAAACCGGCGTGAATACGCTGCATTTGGTTGACAACGCAACCAAAAAAGCTGTTGTCTCCCAAAGGCCTCAGACCCTCGGCTCTTCCGAACCGATTACTGCCTCTGAAATGGGGAGCAACAGCTTTTCTGCTGACATGGTACCACGATCCGATGCCGCGGTCAATAACTATTCTATGCAGAATAGCGCAGAAGATGCATTGTTGGATTCCAGCAAGGTCAAAATTGTTGGAAACGGCGATGTTGATATTGCCCTTCCGGAAGGGTACGAAGATATCGGAATAGCCGTGACAGGAGAAGACTCTGCGGCTCCCAACCGGTATTCCCTCATGTCGTTTAGAGAAAGCGAACTTGGTACGGACAAGGTCAAGTATGCAACAAGACTTGCGAAGGCAACCGGCGTATCTGTTCAGCTGGCAACGGACTGGATTAATTCCGTCTATAGCGTGGCAGCTATTATTGGCGATAACAAGGCGCGGCTTGATTATGAGGCCAACCGCAACAATACATCCTTGAAGCCAAACTCTGAGTATGACTTCAGCCTCGATTTTTCCACGCTGTGTGCCAAGCGGCTTCTTTTCTCCGGAACGATGGACGCAATCCAATCTGCACTTCCGAATACCCCTCTTACAAGCGAAGACTTCGTACACCTCCGTGAAATCATGAAGGATTCCGGGTACGAGGTAGCTTGCGGCATTTGCTATGTAGAGTCCACAAGACGGGAATTCTCTACAATATCCGAGGGATTTGTTGAGCAGTACAGAAAAGCGCAGGCGGAAGGCACAAACATAAAGAAGGTGAATGCTTCCGGGCAGACCAAGGATCTTACAACCAGCAAGGGGATAGAAAACAGTGACCCGAATCGGTTCGTTTATCCGGAGAAAGGGTTTACCCCCACCCTTGCGGATCTCGTGACCGCAGAAGGCATTGACCGTTTGCAGGCGGAGCATCCAGAAGTCTATAAGGCATTCAATGCCTATATGAATGCAAGAGGGCAGCAGAAGCCAAAGATGATCGAGACACGGACGGACTACCGTGGTGAGATCCTTAACATGACAAAGGGGCAGGTGAGCCGCCGGAACTCCCATGGTGGTTTGCGCATCCAATCCTTCTCTGATTTTGAAGTCCCTCACCTCATCGATATGATGCAAGCTGTGTACGATATGGCCTCGATGGGCTTAAAAGGGCAGGCGTACACGAAAGTCCCTTCGTTTGCGAGAGCAATGGGGCGTACCGGCATCAAAATCAACCTTTCGCTTATCGCAAAAGGAGATGGGGTGGACGCAAATGGGAAACTTATTTTTGACGATGTAGAAGGGATGCCTGCTTCTGAGGCTTTTTCAATTCGCAACGACCCCCGCTTCAGCGAAAATGTTGGTACCATTCTAGTCGGCAAGAATGTAAAGCATATCGTCACTGCGATGGCTGATCCGGAGATCGACTTCATCATCCCGTTCCACAAATCGAGCTGGAGCGCCTCCTTGTATAAGTCCCTTGGTCTTGAAGGGTATGAGGACTTTACGGACTATCAGAACGAGAAGAAAGCTGGCACGAAGATCGAAAACTATGACCCGGCTGAATATTGGGACTTCAGCAAGACAGGCGATGAGAACGCACAGATTTACCTTGAGAAGTGCAGAGCTGACGGTCGCACACCTAAATTTGCTGAAGTAATGTATGAGGGTAAGAGCCTCACCGAGTATCCCGGCTACTGGAAACTGCTCATCGACTACAAGATGTACAACAATGATGGGGTTGGCGCCCCGCAGCAAGCAGTCAAACCTGTCTTCGATGATACCTACAATGCCAAGATGTTGAGCGAGTACAAAGGCGGCCATGGAAAACTCCCTGTCGCACACGACATTGTTGACCGGTTCCTGAAGGAGAAATCCGAAGGCAGCTACTCACTCATGGACACCGACAGCGATGGCAGGGAGCTTTCTGCCGAGCAGCGGGAGTATTTCTTCGGCTCCAAAGTCGTTGACGCAGATGGCAGGTTGAAACCTGTATATCACGGCAGCCCGGCGGTGTTCACCGAGTTTTCCACCGATTTCATGTCCCAGCATGGCAGCTCCGAGGGGCAAGGCTTCTATTTCACTGACTACAAGCCGATGGCAGAGGGCTACCAAAAGGATGGCGGACAACTCCTTGAGGGGTATCTTGATATCAAAAAGCCGTTGAGCGATAGCGAGATTACGCTGACAAGGGCAGAAGTAAAAAAACTTTTGCAGGCTGTTGACCCGACCGGTGATGAAGTGCTTGTGAATTACGATCCTGCTGGCGGTATTGGGTACCCTTCAAAAACATGGTATAACCGGGCGATGGATGCTACCGTAAAGGCGGCTATGGAATATAGCGATAGTGATAGCGAAATCCTTGCAGAGATCGCGAACGGTGGAGCAGGCACCGGCGCTGTTCTTAAGGCAGCACGCAATACGCTTGGTTATGACGGATACATTGTAGAGGGCAAATATGATAATGCCACCGTGTATGTGGCGTTTGACAGTAGTCAATTTAAGAACATTGACAATACCGCTCCAACCGAAAGCAAGGATATCCGCTACTCCCTCATGGAAGATGCCCAGTACATGGCCGACATCGACAGGGTTGTTTCCGAAGCAACCGAGAAAGCAAACGATGAGCTGAAGGCTGCACAAGCTGAGGTGAAGGACATCCGTCAGCAGCTTGCTGACTATCGCCAGCAGGCAACTGCGGAAGCGAAGATGAATGACCGCTGGCGTGATGCAGAGACGAAACTTCTCACCGAAATAGCAGCGGCTAAAGAGCGAGAGAAGGCAGCAAAGGCCCGTGCAGAATTCATGGCGAAATATGACGCACTTTCCAAGCAATACCGTGCTGACCTCCGTGCGAACAATCGGCAGGTGCGGGACAAGTACAACGAAAAGCTGTCCGAAGCCAAGGACGAATTCAACCGGCGGAGGACGCAGGACCGCATTGACCGAGTGGTGCGGGAGGATCGGGCAAAGAGCAAAGCCAGATTGAGGACGGCGGAACAGAAATCCACCACTACGGAAGATGTTGCCAAGGTTCTGACCGAAATGCCGAAGAAGGACAAGGAAACCTTTAAGGCGAAAGCCGCCAAAGACTGGCGCACCTTTAAGCGCCAGTGGATCAACACTAAGGATGAGCTGGAGCGATTCGGGAACGAAGTCGGCGACAGCAGAATCATGTATGCAGCGAACAATGTCGGGCAGGCATCTGCGGCGGCGCAGTATTCCATTGGCGGCGCCGGGCAGTATGACCTTAACGGCAAGAAGATCGGCGATAAGAACCTCATGCAGGTATTTGAACCGGCGAAAAAGGCTGGCTTGACCGATGAGTTTTACACCTACCTGTTGCATGAGCACAATGTAGACCGCATGAGTGTACGCGAAAACGCGCAGCGGCAGCTTGCAGAACTTCGTGCGAAACTGAACAGGGAAGTCAACGGCTTTGCGGAAATGACAGATGAGAACATCGCCACAGCCGCAGGCAAGGATACTACCCTTACAAAAGCCTACACCGAGGCACAGATTGCCGCCGCCAAGCAATATAAGCAGTTCCAGGCGTGGGCAGAAAAGCAGTTTGACAAGCCTGTATTCGGCAGCAGCGTGACTGCAGACGATAGCCGTGCCGCCGCAGCTGACCTGCTGGATGCACACCCTGAATTTGAGAAGTGGGCAAAGGATGTGTATGCCTACCTTGACGGATTGATGGAGGTGCGAAAGCAGGGCGGACTCGTGAGCGCTGATATGGCACAGTACATGAAGGAACTGTATCCGCACTATGTTCCCACCTACCGCGATATGCCAAGCACCTCCGGCGGCTACTCCAATCCCAACAGCGTTGCGGTGAACAGCACCATCAAGTCCGCAAAAGGTGGCAACCAGGATATCATGCCGCTGATCGACAGTATTGCCAGGCAGACCTTGCAGACCTTCTCCGCAGCCAAAAAGAACATTCTGGGCAATATGCTGTATGAAGATGCAATGGATACTACCCGTGATATCTCGGAATACATTCAGAGTGTTACAGAGGAAGGCGATCTCGTTGACCTTGATGCGGATTCCGCAGAGAACCTCAAGAACACGCTGCGCATTTGGGTGGATGGCAAACCGGTTACTCTGCACATGAGTGAAGCAATGGCCGATGGGTTTAGACCCATTGAGCAATCCAATTCCTTTGGAATGAAAGCATTGCGCTCCATCAACAGCACATTCAAGAAGCTGGTCACGCAATGGAACCCTGTATTCATCGTGCGAAATTTCGTCCGTGATGCACAGTCTGCATTGTACTTTACCCATTACAGCAATGCCACATTCATTAAGAACTACGGCAAGGCCGTAAAGGAAATCGCAACGAACGGGAAGTATTGGCAGCTCTATCAGGCGATGGGCGGAAAAGGAACTACCTATTATGACCCAAAGACGGGGCTTTCCGACCGCCACCATTTCAAGAACGGTGCAGTCGATAAAGTGGCTGGTGGGTTGAATAGAGTAATCAACATTCTCTCCTTTGCCAATGAAGCGGTCGAGCAGTACCCCCGACTTGCTGAATTTATCAGCACGATGGAGGACACAGGCGATGTGCAGCAGGCGCTTTACAACGCGGCGGACATTACAACCAACTTTGGCCGTGGTGGCTTCGCGGCCCGCAAACTGAACGCTTCCCTTGTGCCGTTCTTCAACCCCGGTATGCAGGGCCTTTCCAAGAACATTCGCAATGTCATTGACCGGCGCGGCTGGAAAGAAATTGGACAGTTGATCTCCCGCTTGCTTATCAACGGCGTTGCACCCGGTATCATTATGGGCCTGCTGTATGATGGGCTGAAAGAGGACGATGACTACAAGGAGCTTTCCAACTACATCAAGGATAGCAACATCCTCATCAAAATCGGCGACAATAAGTTTATCAAGGTTCCGATGGGCCGTGAACCTTCCGTTATTACGGCGTTCACCAATCGGATGTGGCGCTGGCTGAAAGGGGAACCTGCGAGCAGCGCGTTTGCCGGTTATCCGTCTTTCGCTATTGAGCAGATTGCACCGAACAATCCGCTGACCAATAACATCTTCGCAGGGATTACTGCGATGAGCACCAATAAGACCTGGTACGGCGGCGACATCGTTTCCAGTTACATGGAGGAAAAACCGGATTATCTGCAGTACGATGAAAGCACCGATGCGTTTTCCATCTGGCTTGGTGAAATTACTCGTCATGGGAAAAACGGCATCGAAGGGCTTTCCCCGAAGAAGGTCAATTACCTGATCGACCAGTATTCCGGCTTTATCGGTGACTGGCTGCTCCCGACGCTTTCCAAGAAAGCAGATGTCCCTGCGGTGGTAAAGGCTTTCGTGGTAGATAGCGTCCGGCAGAACCGGCTGGGCAGCGACTTCTATGATGCACTGGATGAAGCCAAGCAGGTAAAGGAGACCGAGCTTGCGACAGCAGCCGATGATGCAACCTACTCCTACCTGTATAAGCAGAGCAAGGCCGCATCCGAGATCACAAAGCAGCTCAAGGAAATCTACAACAGCGGCGAAAAGACCCGCAAGGAGAAGCGGGAGGAAGCCCGTGACCTCTTAGAGCTGCGGAACGAGATTTATAGAAAAGCCCTGTTGACCGTCGGCGCCTACGAGGAAACCGCAAAGAGCATCGGAAGTGCAGACAGCGATGTGGTGAAGCGCGAAGCAAACCGCAAGGCGTTCGGCGCGGAGTACGCACTAAAGACATACAACAAGGATGTCGGAGAAAAGGCAGCCGAGTATGTCGCACAGGGCGTTACCTACGACCAATACTACGCCGCATACTTTGCAGCCCGTGGTATCACCGGCGACAAGGACGAGAACGGTAAGACGATTACCAACTCTGCCAGCCGCAAAAAGAAAGAAGCTATCGACAAGGCCGTACCCAATGCGACCACAAAGCAAAAGCACCTTTTGTACGAGGCACTCGGAGTGTCAGAGAAGGTGTGGTAAAGAGATACCCCCTCCAATTACGGAGGGGGTATTTTACCGGGCAACGCATACGAAAAACACCGAGGATAAGAGACAGCGGTGTGTAAAAGTGATGTACAAATGGAGAAACCTCTGTTGAACACTATGTTTATTTATAGTTCGAATCTCTCCATCTCCGCCAAAGAAAACCCCGCATTTCTGCGGGTTTTTCTTTTGTTCATGCGGGTTTTCTCCATTTCGGCAATTTGCGTTTATTGCTGTTTATTGCTTTGTATTTGCATCCGTGTGATGTAAAAGTGATGTAGTAAATTTGGCCTGTGCATCCTCCAACATTTTGTCACGCAGATGGGTGTACTTTTCCGTCACGATGTAGGAGGAATGCCCCATCATCTCTTGGATAACGGCTTTGTCAATCCCTACCTCGCAGCAAGATGTTGCGAAGCTATGCCGAAGCTGGTGGAATGTGCAGCATATTCCGTAATTTTTGCACCATTTTCTCCAATTGCGGGACGATTCATTGCTTCGAAGGATTTCTCCCTTTTCATTCGTGAAGATGTAACCATTCTTCCCATTGAATCGTTCTGCGACATCCGGCAGAAGGAACACCGTTCTGACCCCTGCATCCGTCTTTGGCTCTTTTATGTGCGGGGCAGTGCCGACATAGTATACGCTTTTCGTAACATGGATTTGGTTTTTATCCCTGTCGATATCCTCGTATCGCAGAGCAAGTGCTTCTCCCACACGAAGCCCGGTCAGCATAATGAAGTAACCAAGTCGTGATACGGTGCAATCGTCCCAATGGGCTGCGATCTTCTCCCTATCCTCCTGCGATGCTTCTTCCCGCCCGCTTGTTTTCTTCCCGGTCGCTTTTATGTTTGCGACCGGGTTTACTTGTATGTCCCCGGCGAGGATGGCGAGGTCGAACACTTGACTCGTTATGTTCTTCTGCGTGTTCACGGTTTTTTGTGAGAATGTCTTTCCAACCTTATCGAGGAAACCCTTTACCTGCATCGGCGTGATGTCTGCGACAGGCGTTTTCCCGAAGGTAGTGACACATCGCACGAGCGCAGGCTTGTACCCTCGAAGGGAATTGTATGCGAGGTTGTCCCAAGACTGCTCAAGCGCTTCGGCATAGACGGCAAATGCAGCAGACCGCTTATTCTCCGCCTCCCTGCTGAATTCTGCAATCTTCTTTATGACATCCTTTTCTGATCTCCCGTAAAAATACTTGCGCTTCCCATCAATTGTGATTGCTTTTTGGTATGTCCCGTCTTTTCGCTGCGATATCGCTCTGCGTGAGTCTTTTTTTGCGTTCAAACCGCACCAAGGGCAGTAGAGCCAATCATCCTGTAATTCCTTTTTGCACTTCTTACAGAGCATTCTCGTATACCTCCAGTTATATATAGCGGTATGAGCCGAAACCTTTATCCGTACTTTCTGGTTATTTCTCGGGTTTCATCAAGGCTTTCTTGGTAACTTCGTTCAAGGTCTTCAAAGTCCGCAACCGTTAGATACTTCCTGTATCCAAGCAGTCTATTAACCTCTCCATGAAGTTTATCAATTTGATCGTGCAAGCCGTCAATAATTCTGTTCTGCTTTTCAATCTCGGACGCTTGCACTTTTATTTTCGCTTCTGCCGCAGAGACGGTGCCATGAAGAGTTGTAACATCGTCGCGAGCGGCGGAAAGCTGAGCGGCTTGCCATACGCACACTACGGACGCAACCACAAACAAAATGATAAATACATAGAGGGAAATTGGATTTTTCTTTACGCTTTTGACGGAAACTACTTGTTTTTCGTTTTCCTGCTGCTCTCCTTTCGATTGCTTCGCTTTGCCCTCTTGTTTCTCTGACCCCATCTTTACCGGTATAACCTTTACTTTTCTTGTTTCAATTCCATGTTGGGGTTTCTCCTCTGCAGCTTTTGTTTCCGATCTGGCATCAGTAGGGCTAATTGGTTCTGCGGTGTAATTATCTGGGTCTGTCCCTGTAAATAGGTGCTTTCTGTGCATAAAGTATATGATATTTGGCAGTGACCATGCTAATGCGGTTATCAAGAAAAAGACGCCAGACACCGCAAGTTTTGTGCCTAAGTCCGCCATAATTACACTACCATAGGCATTCACCCCTGCCGAAATAGGCGCTATAGCAAACAACGCAATTATGTACTTGAAACGAGAAGCACAGAAGCTGCTGACTGCAGTGTACGCCAGAACGGTAAGAAATGAGTTGACGAGGCACAATGCTATGCAGATCACGGTATATGCAGGAAATGCACTAAACACGATAGTGGAGCCTATGAGTGTGATCCAAATAGAATAAAGACTAAGAGCAACGCCAATCAGCCAAAGTATTTTGCAAACCTTTAGCCACTTCATTCCTAAATCTTTTTGCATTTTCTCTCCTCCTATTATTAACCGCCCTCGTTGCCGGGGGCGGTATTTTTATTGGTGAGCTGTCACCAATCGTCTTATAAACGCAACCGTTTCGCTGGCAATGCTTGCAGCCATTATACCAAGCGATGTTTCAACAACAACCGTCTCTTGCATCGCAAATATACAGATTGCCACACAAATGACAGCGCAAACGAAACTGATCTTGTCGGTGGCCCATTCACCGAGGCTCCCAAACAGCGTTACGCCTGCGCAGGTGTAAAACAACACCATACTCCAGTCACAGAAGAACGAGGCGATTCCGATGGCTGGAACCGCTATAAGCAGCAGTAAAGAAACAATCGAAATGTATTTCATGATCCAAAGTCCTTTCTATTGTACGCAAAACGGTGTACGATTATATTTGGAAAGAACAACTGTTCTTAATCCCGAATTAAACCGTAGTTAAGGTTATTTGCATCGATTAGGACGAGGTATAAAATCATCATCGCCAGCAGGGCAAAAATAACTGCGAAGAGTGTTTTGGACAGCTTCCTGCGCTGGCGCACCTGCTCTTTCAGCATCGCAATCATTTCTTCGCTGCTCTGGCTGTCGTCTTTGTTGTAGACTTCCTTCACGAAATGCTTGTCGAGAGATATGTGCAGCGCTTGGCAGATGGAAGCAACGAGAAAAAGGCTCGGGTTCTTGGTCGGCTCCGAAAGCAGCCGGGAGATCGTCCTCTCAACTGTCCCGGCATTGTCGGCCAAATCCTTGTGGGTCATTCCATGCTCCTGCCGTTTTGCGGCTACCTCCAATAAAAAGTTATCCCAATTCCTTTCTTCGTCTGAATTCACAAACTCATCTCCTGTTTTTTGTTACCGGACACTTTTGCCCGAAGAACATGACAGTTTTTACGCCGAAACCGCAACATTTGTCAGTACATATTGGCAATGCAATTTGTTACAATTGAATTGTACCAAATACCGACTGAATTTGGAAGGATTTTTATTTGACAATAATCGACAAAAGAGGAGGAGCACCAATGGAGAAAAAGGAGGAATTCAAAAAGGCGGTGGAACGGATGTCTGACGAGCAGCTTGTTAAATATCTTCGGATTCTAAAGTTTTCATTAGACGAAGATATTTCTCAATTTTCTCATCTGTCAAAGTATCTGCGAAATCCATAAGGTCTTTCCGAATACCGGACAGCTCACCTTCGGTGGGCTGTTTTTCTTTTCCCAAAAGGTAATCCACGCTTACGCCGAAGTAGTCAGCGACCTTTTGCAATGTTGCCTGCCTTGGAATTGTCCCTTTGCTCCACCGCGTAACCACGGAACGCATAAACCCCATTTCTTCGGCGACAGCAGATGGAGATTTCCCAATTTTATTACAAAGAGCAACATAGTTGATATAGAACAAACGCAACACACCCTTTTTGTGCAAATAGCAGAAAGTAAACAAAAGGAACAACTTCGTCTTGACTGTTGCGTTTGTTTACACTATAATGAAAACATAAGCAACAAGCGCAACACAAAGCGGGCACTCAATGTGCCATGATTCATTTTCCCTCGCAAGGATATGATAACACTTTGTGTAAACTTTTGCAACACAATATATAAAGAAGGGGGAAAAGTTTAGATGCCTGCACAATGGACTGGCGATGTGGTCGGCAAGATGCACAATAACAAGATTACAATGGCTCAGCTCGGAGAAAAACTCGGCGTTGGGAAAGCGTATGTGTGTGCGATATTAAATGGCCGCCGCAGCCCAAAGGGAGCGGAACAGCGCTTTAACGCTGCGCTGGACGAGCTTATTAAGGAAAAGGAGGTAGGATAATGCCGAGGGAAAAGGAGAGCTACCGGGACAACCTCGAACGCTTGATGGACAGGTTCCCCGGCAAGGAAATCCTCTCATTCACAGAGGTTTCGCAGTACACAGGAATGGGCTACCGAGCGCTGATGGGCAGCGGTATCCCGCTTAAAAAGACAAATGGGAAGCGCGGACAGTATTTTATCAGCCTGCCCAGCTTCGCAAGATGGTTAAGTTAAGGAGGAACAACATGGAAGCAACAACCAACACCTTTATCCGGTGGTTTAACTCGGATGAGATCGTACCCAGCAAGGACGGGCATTACCTGTGCCAGACAAATCCGGGAAGATACGCTACCTTGCCATTCAGCACCAAGCATCAGATGTTCAATGTCAGCAGAGATAATGTGGATTGCGCTATCAAGGTCCAGTGGTGGGCATCCCTACCGGAGCTTCCGCAAAAGGAGGTACAGGAAGATGAGTAAAAAGGAGTGGCTGCAGGAAGCCTTGGCCGTAGTCCTCGGAATGGGAACCATCTTCGCAGCAGCGGCTATCCTGCTGCTTGTGAGGTAAGACCATGGAGCAGAACGAGAGGATAGCAGTTATCCGTGAGAAGTTCCCCGGTTACACCAAGCCGCTGGACAGTATGTGCAAACGGCCGGAGTATTACGGCATCCGGAGGACTGCCGAAGCGGAAGCGCTGATAGCGGGAAAGCCCGGCAGGAAGCGGGAAGCAAACTATAAGCTGTCTGTGCGTATTCCTTTGGGTTATGTGAATATGGCGGAGTTCCGTCAGCAGCTTATCGAAATGGGTTACTGCAACTTCACAGCTTGGGTTCTGCGCTGTATCCGCCGCCAGCAGGAGGAGTACAGGCATAGAAAAGCCCCCACCGGCTCCGCAAAAGCCAATGAGGGCAAAGGTAGATTAAGCACCACCAATATACAAGATTCTGGTAGGGATGTCAAGTTGAAAAACGGGGAGGTTGTGGAAGCATGAACCCATACAATATCCCGGATAGGCCAATCCCGAGCTGTGTGGATAACTACGATGATAAGCCGCACATCTGCCCGGAGTGCGGCTGCGAGATCAACGAGACCATTTACATTAAGGACGGAATGGTCATTGGCTGCGAAAACTGTGTTAAGCGGTTTGACGCCAGCGATGCGGATGCTGACAGGTACTTTGATGAAGAACCAGACAGATATTAAGGAGGAGCTATGGAGAACTACTTTCGAGAATTGAACAGCATCAACTGCTCTGACAAGACAGAGAAGAAGAATGGCCTTACATACCTTTCTTGGGCATGGGCCTGGGGAGAAATCAAGAAGCTGCACCCGGATGCCACCTATACCATCTACGAGGATGCTAACGGCCTGTTTTACCACACAGACGGTAAGACCTGCTGGGTTAAGACTGGCGTAACCGTCAACGGCATTGAGCACATCGAGTATCTGCCGGTCATGGATAACCGCAACCGCTCAATCCCGGCCAGTGATGTTACCTCATTCGATGCCAATAAGGCAATCCAGCGTTCCCTTACAAAAGCCTGTGCCCGTCATGGCCTTGGCCTGTATATCTACGCTGGCGAGGACTTACCGGAGGGTGCAGAAAGAGAACCAGAGCCTACCGAGTATTGCATCGACTGCGGGCAGCAGATCACCGGTATCAACAAGCGCAACGGGGAGTATTGGCCTGTAAGCGAGATCGCCTCATACAGCGTCCAGCGGTTCGGCCGCAAGCTGTGCCCGAACTGCCAGAAGAAAGCCTTTGCCGCCGAAAAGGAGGCCGAGAAGAATGGAGCTTGACCTGTGGACCGAGCTGCAACAGAAATCGGCACAGCTTAATACAGCCGTTAAGACCTTGCGAAATTCGGGAAGCGAGTATGCTGCTGCGGAGCGGGACTATAAAGTCCTTCTCCGCACCGAATGCTTAAAGCTGAAAGACGAAGGTGTTGCCATCGGCCTGATCGACAAGACCTGCTACGGGATACCGAGCGTGGCAGAAGCACGGTTTAAGCGAGATGTTGCCGAAGCAGTCTACAAGGCGAACTTGGAAGCCATCAACAGCCTTAAACTGCAAATCAGGATCATCGATAACCAAATCGGCAGAGAATGGGGACAGGCTGGGAGGTGTGACGGTTGAAAAACGAATGGGGCGCAGAGCTTGACCGAAACGGTTACGCTCCGAGCATCGTACAGGCCGACACATCCAAGTGCTTTTTGTGCCAGCGCTCCGGCGTAAAGCTCGACCGGCACGAAATCTTCGGCAACGCCATGCGGAGCAAAAGCAAGCGCATGGGGCTTTGGGTTTCCCTGTGCCACACGCCATGCCACCTGACACACGCACACGGCTGTGCCGAGGTGATGGACTGGCTGCACCGGCTGGGCGAGCAAGCCTGTATCGACAACTACGATTTCACTATCCCGATGTTCCGGGAGGAATTCTACACTAACTATTTGGAGGAAACAGAATGCTGAACAAAGCGATCCTTAATGGGCGGCTGACCAAGGCTCCCGAACTGAAACAGACCCAGAACGGCAAGAGCGTGTGCAGCTTTACCATTGCGGTAGACCGCAACCGTGACCGAGAAAAGACTGACTTCGTACCCATCGTAGCATGGGGCAAGACCGCCGAATTCGTAAACCAGTGGTTCGGAAAGGGTGACCTCATTACCATTGTCGGCCGCATCGAAGTCCGCAACTATGAGGACAAGAACGGAAACAAGCGCACCGCCACCGAGGTTATCGCAGAGGAAGCTCTTTTCGGCGGCAGCAAATCTACCGGAAAGGCAGAGGAAAAGCCTGCAGAGAGCAAAAACGGCGGGTTTGAACAAATCGAGGACGATAATGACCTCCCTTTTAATTAAGGGTTACGCTTCCCAGTAAAAAGCGACAGGAGGGCTTATGAAGTGGACGAAAGAACTTGTCATAGGAAAAATCAGAGAGGTTATGCAAGAGCTTGATGTGGACAGAATGCCGAGCAGAAAGGAATGCGAGGATTATTTTGGAAACTGCGCCCTTGCAAATGTAATAACAAAGCGTTTTGGATGGTACAACTTGGCTGATGAACTTGGCCTGCAGGTAAAGAAAAGCGAAACACAAACCGGCAAAACAATCGAGCGTGTTGTTTCAGATGTGCTTGTAGAAAGAGGGTTCATTGTTGATAGGATGCCGCAGAACTTCCCATATGACATCCTTGTAAATGGGTGTGTAAAGGTAGATGTAAAAGCGAGCCACCTATATCACGGAGTCCATGGGAACTTTTACACATTTAACCTCGAAAAACCGTTCGCCACTTGCGATGTGTACATACTGTGCGAGTTAGATGGTGAGAACAATGTTTCTCAAGTAATGGTTGTCCCAAGCAAGTTTGTGATAAACAACAAACAGATTAGCGTTGGCGAGATCACCAGCAAGTACCATGCGTTTACAGAAAGATGGGACTACATCTCCAATATGGTGTCATTTTTCAGCAAAATGGCAGTTTAAGGAGGTGAGGAGGAATGCCGAATAGATTGATAAAGGATAGCTTCCGCACAAGCGACAAGATAGCATCCTTAACGGATTTCGAGTTTCGGCTTTGGGTAAGTCTTATTGTTTCGGTAGACGATGCAGGACGAGGAGATGCCCGACCTGCAATCATCAAAGGCAACGCATTCCCGCTTCGGGAACGGGTTACTGCAAAAGATATCAACGATGCGCTCCACGGTTTGGCGGCCAAAGGCTGCGTTTCCCTCTACGAGGTGGACGGGAAGCCCTACTTTTGGTTCCCGACTTGGGCCGAACATCAAAGGATACGAGAATGCAAACCCAAATATCCCGACCC